TTTATATTTATATTTATCTCCTAGTTATTCATCATTGATTACTTCTGCATCTTTATTAACAAATACGCCTCCTTTGACGGGTATTGAAAGTCCCACATCTCCAAGATACGCATACGGACTTTGGTTATACGTAAACTCATGGAATAATACGTCCACAAACAAATACATATTCACGCGAAACAATAATATTCAACTTTATTTAGATAAGACACAATTAAATCTCTATCTTGATGTTTACATGAACACCGGTTCTGGCTCGGGTGCATGGTTATCTACTATTACCGCACCAATCTTAATTACAAATAATTATCCTATTCAGAAATGGTGTTATATTGTTGTAAGTGTAGATAGCGCGTTTATAGATTGTTATTTAGACGGAAAATTAATATTGTCTCAAAAAACTTATATGCCCAATCCTATTAGTGGTTCTTCCACAACTAACATTTATCCTGCAATGCCTCCTGATATTGGCCAAAGTTCTTCCGTAAATAGCGGAAACAGTTATGGTAGTGGTGCAAATATTATTTTAGGAGGAACAGATAGCGGTGGAGTATCACAACCCATGTATACAAATTTCGACGCGGCTATCAATAAATTTATGCGCTGGTCTACTCCAGTCAACCCGCAAATTGTTTGGGACACATATATAGCTGGTAATGGTTCTAATATGAATCTCATGTCTAGTTTTTCTAGTTACAATGCAAAATTAGATATATTAAAGAATCAGGCTGCATATACGTCATTTTCTTTATTTTAGTAATTTTTATTGAATAGTTATATGTTACTAATATATAACTATGAACCAAGAACCTGCTACCACACAAACCAATAATATAATAAATCAGGGTGCACAAAGCGTATCTGATGCATTAAGCAGTGTTAAAAACCAGGTAAGCGGAGCATTCAACGATTTCTCAGGACAAACTAATGCGTCGAGTGAATTCAATTATTCAAATACTATTATAGCTAAATTTGCTTTTTTGCTATTAGTTATAATTTTATTTATGTTTTTTATAAATTTAGGCATAAATTTAATATCTTATTCTACTTCTCCTGGTAATAATCCTTATTTAATTCGTGGTTTACAACAAGGAACTTATCCTTTACAAATACCCCAAAGCCCTAATGCAACTGGTTCTATAACATTAATGCGGTCCAATAATGAATCAAAAGGCGCCGAATTTACGTGGTCTATTTGGTTATATATTGACGATTTGACTAGTCCAAACCCTCAAAAGTATCAACATATTTTTAATAAAGGCGATAATATTTATGATTCTACTACTGGACTATCTAAGGTCAATAATGCACCTGGTCTCTATTTAGGTAATGGTGGAGATAAGACAAAACCAATGAATACATTACATGTTATTATGGATACAGTCGGTGTTGCTGTACAATCAGGTTCATCTGTACAATCTGGCTCATCTGTAACAACTCCTACTGCTAGCGGAATGACCCCAGGAGCAAAACCATCAAACAACGGATTTATGAATCCTTCGCCTGGAACAATTGATGTTCCTAATGTTCCACTTAAAAAATGGTTCCATTTAGCTATACGTTTAGAGAACTCGATATTGGACGTTTATGTTAATGGAACTATCGACCAGCGCCAAATTTTAAGTAATGTTCCAAAACAGAATTTTTTTGATATTTTTGTTTGCCAACATGGTGGGTTTCAAGGTAGTTTATCAGATTTGCGTTATTTTAATAGCGCGCTTAATGTGTTCCAACTTAATACTATTGTATCCAAGGGTCCAAACATGAAAACTAGTTCTCAATATGCATCTAGTACAACATTGAAAGATTACAATTATTTATCATCGTTGTGGTATGAAGTTTAAAAATAATATACAATGAATATGTATATTATTAAATGGCAAATATAGATTTATCCTTGAGCGTAATATGTTCACAACGTAAAAAACGAACAGAATTATCTGCTGCTTTAGCTGTTAATCTTCCACCGCGGTATACCCCGACGAATCCTTATGTTTTATACCCACAATATCGGCAATTTGATTTTGATATGCGCAGAAAAGCAGAAATACTAAGATATGATAAAAATTCTACGCAATCTAATTCTAAATTAACAAAATCCCAGCAGTATTCAAAATTAGTAAATGCCGCTGGCTCATCAAACGGTAAATTTAATGATACTATATTATATCAAGATGATGGTTCTGGGAATTTTATCACTATTGTAGTAAAATATCCTGATACTTATAGCACATCCAAGGTGATTGTTGGTTTTGACCCGTTTGAAAATCCTAAGTATATTGACGTTTATAATATCATTCCCGGACAAAGATTGAGACCATGTCCCGATAATTTTCCTATTCCCACTAGTTCATCTGACGTTCCGGGACCTATAATTAATTTATATAATGATACAAATGTTCCATTAATATACTATAATAAAAATGTACAAGCCTACGGTATTACAAACCCCAATAATACTAACCCATGGACTACAGCCACTAGCAATAATATTTTCTTTTCTGATACAATATCCAAACTTTTTATGAATTTAATTATTAATAACGCTATTGATAACTATTCTTATACATTTGCTTTTCAAATACCTATAAGTATTTATTTTACTGCAACAGTTAGGGATGACGTTCCGGACGGACTCATTTATTTGCCCAATAATACAATAAATATTGATACTATCAATGTTTTCACATATTATAATGGTCAACAAATCACTTACCAAAAACAGCCCATTATTACTTTAGATAACGATGAAACTCTAAGTTTTGATATTTCACTCAATAAAAGATTTGTATCACAAACTTCTTACGACGAAAAAGGTTTATTAATAAATACTTCATATTATAACAATACTATTACGGGTCAATATTATTTGGGAATGCTCAATATTACAAATTTATATTTACTTACTTCACCAAGTTATATTTATGATATTAACCTGAATTTTTTTATGTCCACCAATATGAATGCGCTGTTTACTAGTTATTTTGATATAATAACTGTTGGTGTTTATTGTAATGTTGATTCTAGCTACTATCCGAATATAGCAAAAAATATTATTTTGCGTAATAATTCAACTTATCAGTTAGGCGCATTTGGGCTATCCGGAATCTGAAAATCTAACTTCAAAAACTCTTTAAAAAATTCATCAGAATAGCTACGTAAATCAAAATCTAGTTCGTCGATCCTGTTTATTATAGCAAATGCCATATACTCAAGCTGATTTAAATATTCTTTTGCTAAATTTATGTAGACTGAAAAAATAGGACTATCGCGCCGTTTTATTTTTAATAGCGAAATAAAAAATTCCGTTGGGTCCATAATAAAAACTTCGTTATGTTCTCTTTTTATGCTATTAAAACTACATTGTATTGTATTTAAAATATAGGCAATTTCTTTGTAAATAGCTGTGGTTTTTCGGGAATAAGGAGCTTCCAATGAAATTATATCTCTTAAAACACGTAAATATAAAATTACATTCCTGTCAAATTCAAATACTTCTCCATTAATCGTATATTCGCTAATCATTTTTTTTTGTAATTGCATAGTTAAATACTTCATTTCTGCTGATTTAAATTCAGATGAGCATATTAATTTGTTTTCACAAATGGCATAAATATATTCCAACGTTTTGTGATTCGGAGAAAAATTCATTGTACTAATAATGAATTTTTGTTTATATTTGTTTACGGGGCTATTATTTCTGTAAAGGATTCGAGGATACGAGTGTTTCAACCTTTGTTTCAATATAAGGCGATGTATTTAAAAACGTATCAAAATTTTCTTTTTTCGTCTGCTCCATTATTATTTCACCAGCATCTTTTGCTGAATCACCAACAACTTCTACACCAACCTTCGCTATGTTTTTTGCGTCAATTGCGCTATTTTTTATTGCCGCACCAAAACTATAGCCAAACATATCTAAAACATTACGAAAAATAGGCGCGAATATATTTGTAAAAAAGTCAACTATACTGCTTCCTATTCCTAATACATTTATTCCTAAAAGAGACAAAACAAAGAGGCTTAAAAATATAATAATGATTGTATTTTTGGATTCTACTGTAGCGGAATCTTCACACGTTGTAAATACTTTTTTTGATTGGGTTTCCATTTTACTATATCGTATTATTTTTATAACGGCAAATGTTCGTTTAAATATAAAATATAATTTATATAATGATTTTAATGGGTATCTTTAACTATATCGACACGTTTTTTTTCATTAGTTTAGGGATAACTTTCATTTTAATATTGTTACTAGTTTTTCACTTTAAGCAACGTATTTCTGATGTAGAAGACAAAAACGAAACCATGTTTCTCATTATCAATGATATTGTAAAGGAGCTGTCTTCCGTAAAACAAAATTGCTGTAACTGCATAAGCGCTTTTCCGTTAGCCGACAATAAGCCAATTAACTTTTGTTGTGCTCCTCCAAAGAATATAATAAGACAGGAAAGGATTATTGTCTCTGACGAAGAAGATCATGATGATGATGAAGAGGATGATGATGATGATGATGAAGAGGATGATGATGAAGAGGATGATAATGACGAAGAGGATGAAGCGCCTGTTCCGCCATTGAGTATTATTGACGACACAAATTTGAAAATTATAAGTGTTGATATTAATGAAACGATTCAGTTAGTAGAGCAAGAAGATGAAAACATTGAGCCCGTAAATTTACATGTAGAAAAAATAGAGGGGGAACTCGAGCCGGTTTATGTCGAACCTGTTATTGATACATCAAAAGAAATTTATCGTAAAATGACTTTACAGGGACTTAAGGCTTTGGTCATTACTAAAGGACTTTTAACTGACCCGAGTAAAATGAAGAAGAACGAGTTATTAAAATTATTAGAAGCGAATGAAGAGTAAATAAAAAATATAATCGTATATTATAAATGTCTTATTCTTCATTTAATCAAGCAGAATGTGTCAAGAGCGCATTTCCGACCATAAAAGAAACAGTTCCGAAATCATCTTTAGGCTATAATACAAATAATAAATACCCAGAATTTCCTCCTTTGATGGCAGACGGTAGAGCAATTACTGCATCTTACCAACCCGAGTCTGTAATTAACAACGATATTATTATGCAGAATAACATCAAGTCGAATTGGGAATACAGGCAATATTTAACGAAAAATGCCAAGCAAATATTGGAGCAAAATTTCCGCGATGCATGTAATGATTCGGGTAGTTTTGCCAAGTCTTATGAGATTCATAATCGTGCCAATATAATAAAGGACCCCACGGCTAGTCCTCATATCTATGGTTCAAATAATTTAAACGAAAGCCCGTTTGGTTATAGTTCCAGCGACCTAAAGACTTCATATTTGTCTAGAGAGCAACTAACAGAATCAAAGGGGGTCGATCAATCGTTAGCTTAATAGAAATAAAATAGATTTATATCAAAAGTGATGAAACTCATTAGTTTTGATATTGGAATTAAAAATATGGCGCTTTGTTGTTTTGATATTTCGGGAGATGTTGTATCTATTATAGAATGGAATGTTCTCAATTTATTAGACAAAGAAGAGCCAAAACAATTTTGCACTTGTTCATTAAAACCTAAAAAGGGAGTAGTTGAAACGTGTAATAAAGCAGCCAAATATCAAAAAAACGGTACATTATATTGTGAAAAACACGCAAAATTAAATAAAGATTTCATGATACCAACAAAAGAATGTTCTCAAAGTTCGCTGAAAAAACTTAAAATCGACGAACTCAAGGCATTATGTAATAAATATTCTGTTGTTTATGACGCACAAAACAAGGCCGCTTTATTAAATTTATTAACTGTTTATTTTGATCGAACTTGTTATGAAACATTACAAATAAAGAAACATATTGGAGCCGGAGACACGGATTTGGTTACCATTGGTAAAAATATGAAAAAAATATTTGACGAAATTGAGAACATTCAACGACCAGATATCGTAGTTATTGAGAACCAAATATCCCCTATTGCGAATCGTATGAAAACTATACAGGGAATGGTCGCGCAGTATTTTATTATGAAAGATTCAGACGTACGAATCGATTTCGTATCCTCTGCAAATAAATTAAAAGATTTTAATCCTTTAGAGAACACGCTACGAGAATCCGACGAAAAAGGTTACCAGAAAAATAAGAAAAACGGCGTAGAATATTGTTCTCAATTATTGGCTGAGAATTCGTCATTTGATAAATGGTCACATGTATTAAACACTAAGAAAAAGGATGATTTGGCGGATTGCTTTTTACAAGGTATCTGGTTTATGAAGAATAAAATTAAATAGAATGCGGAGAACTTAAAAATAAATATTGTAAGATTAACATAATGGAAGTCATTGATATCGGATTAAACGATTTAGAACCAATTTCGCTTAGTTTTAACGATGGTCCTCCTTCAAAGGCTGTCAATTTTGGTCCAGGAATCGAATTGCTTATGAACGATAAAAAGAAATCGCCGTCTAGTGGTAGCGTAGATTTAGGAGATTTAAATAATTTGGAGAACGAACTCAATGAACTATCTGGTTCTGCCGAATCAGTCAAGTCGTCTGGCGAATCTAAGACGCTAAGTGGCTTTGCATCAAATCTATTTGGATTTGGCAGTTCAGACAATAAGCAAGAGAACAATGATTCGAAGTTGGGGTCAGCCACTTCTGAGAACGCAGGAAATACTAAAACTTGGGATGGTTTTTCCAAGTTAAATGAGGTGCCTCTCCATGACGAGCCCCGTGCATCCGCAAAGTTAAATGACAGGGAAAAACGCAGAAAGAAGCGCGCTATGATTAAGAAACTTGAAGAGTGGCATGATAAGGGACTTATTAAACATAGTTTGCATTTTAACATGGATTCTAATTTCGAGGAGGTTGAAGACGAGTATGAGACAGCGCTAGAGGATAAGCGTAAGAAGGATAGTGTCAAATTACAAGGTTGGTGGTTTATGACGTTTGTTAATTCGGTAGAATACGCTAATGCAGCGTTTAATCCGTTTGATATTAATTTGGATGGCTGGGGAGAACAAATAAACGAGGACCTTGATAGTTATGAGGAGATTTTTTCGGAGCTCCACGAAAAGTATAAGGGGGGTAAATTGGCCCCTGAACTTTCTCTGCTTCTTCGCCTTGGATTTAGTGCCGCCGTAGTTAATTTCACAAACAAAGCTTTATCAACGAGCGTCCCTGGATTCAATGACGTTATTCGGCAAAGTCCTGAACTAATGAAAGCATTTACAAGTGCTACTGTAAATTCTATGAGCCAGCAATCTCCCGGTTTTGCGTTTGCTAATAATTTGATGCAGGAACAGGCCAATAAGCCTCGTGGACCTCCTCCTCCTCCGCCCGTAGAAACAAAGTACCAAGCCCCTCCTCCTAGGCCGGGTATGACTTTTACTGAGAGTCCGGGTAATCGTCAAGATATTAATGCAGCAAGAGGTTCCATGTTCCGAGAGCAGGGTGTTGAAATTAATAGTTTTAAGGGAATAAATGAACAGAACGAGCCCATGCGCGCGCCTCCAATTCAACCGGTTAGTCGTCCCGAAATGAGAGGCCCACAAAATACCGATATTGATAACATTTTATCTGGTCTTAAAACAAGAACCGTGGATATTCGCGAGGACGAAAACGAATCGACGATTTCTGTTAGTTCATTGAAGGATTTGGAAAATAATACTATGCCCAAGAAATCCCGTAGAAAGCCTCGTTCCGACAAAAACACAGTTTCACTAGACATCTAATAATAATATTTAAAACAACGATTTAAATATTATTTTATGGATTTAAATATTATGATTGAATTTTTTAATTCTATAGGTCAAACCCTTCGTGTAGTGCAGACGATTTGTGTTGTCTATGCCAGAATAGGTTCTCAAAAAATCGCGGAATACGTGAAAAATTTTAATGCAGAACACGAAGCGTTCCAAGTATGTTTTTATGCCAATCAGTGTAAGGCGTTTATACAAAATAAAATGGTTTATTTATATAATAATAATCGATTCATTAATAAATGCACAAATGTATTTCATTATGGTGCTGTTTGGTTATTTGCTTATTTACAATATCGTAGAACAGAGCCATTCGTGAAATCTTGGACTTGTGTATCTGCCCTAGTAAAATCTTATTATTCATACAAACAATTTAACTATAGATTTAATGAACTTTATGATACAAAGCCGTTAGTTGATTTGGATGATTATAAAACTGCATTAGAAACAGTAAAAGATGTTGTAAAATCGGAGACGGCTATTGCAGAGTGTTTAGTTACATTAAAACTTGGCGATAAATATATACATAGGATTTGTAATCCGGCAACTCTTTTTAGAGACGCGCCTACAACTAATATTTTGTTTGAACAAAGCGATGTTAAATTTTTAAGCATAGAATATCATAGCACTGATTACTTGAATCCTCAGGTTCTCGAAATAGACAAAAACGAATTGTTAGTAAACAACGAAATTCTTTCTGCTGCGTTTGTCAAACGCGCTTTAGAATATCAGATTCCTTATCATAGGTTCAATAAGAATTATAAAATATTATTAATGGACAATAATTTGAAGACGGTTTCTTTAAATCGGGGGGAATATATAGTCCTACATAAAAGTTATTATTCTATTATGAACGAAGAAGGATTTCGTGAAAATATATACAGCGACCGCAACCAAGAAATTGTTCCGAATGAATAAGATAAAATGATTTAAAAAGTAGGAGTGATATTAAGATACGGTAGCATTCTCTCGCATGGAAACATTGAGCGTATCAAAACCACAAAACTGTTTGCATGATAAATGGGATTTGTATTACCATTTACCACACGATAAGAATTGGGATTTGTCAGGTTACACTGCGATAATGAATTCCATTGATACGGTTGAAAAGGTTGTTTCATTAAACGAAACGATTACGGAGCACGTGGTTAAGAATTGTATGTTCTTTGTTATGCGTAATGGTATTACGCCCATGTGGGAGGATGCTAGGAATCGCAACGGCGGTTGCTTTTCCTATAAGGTAATAAATAAACAGGTAGCAGAGGTTTGGAAAAATCTGTTTTATATGTTATGTGGGGAAAATCTATGTGTTCAAGAAGATTTGAATAAACATATTAACGGTATTACGATTTCTCCTAAGAAAAATTTTTGTATTATAAAAATCTGGTTGGAGGTTTCTACATATCAAGATCCAAATATTATTAATGATGTGCCGAATTTATCAAAAAACGGATGTTTATTTAAAAAGCATGAACCTGAATTTTAAAAATATATTTTATATTGTTATAAAATGTATTAATCTTTTGAATTTAATATATAATAGCCATGGTACCCCAATGATGCAAATGCTAACATGAGCACAATTTCAAATACTTTCCTGGGTGTTTCTTCTTTTTGCAAACCAATATACACCAATAGAGGTCCTACAATCAAAATATGAATATAATTTACCCACGCATCCTTTTTAAAAATAGATTTATAAATATGGTACAAAATAACAAATATGCCGGTTGCTAAAATGATTGGGTAAATATAAGTGGGCATTTTTGATTGCTTTATGCCTATATACCCTAAAAATGTAGAGAAAAGTAAAATATGAGCCAAATGAACAAAAAAATCTTTCATTATATTATATACAATGAAAAATTTTCATTATCACAATACCGAAAAACGAATGCGCGCAGGAAAACATATTACTCGTAAAGTTATTATTAAAGGAGGATGTGGTTATAAATCTGTAACCATAAAAGGTGGTAAACGCAACCACACAGTAAAACGGCATCTCAATAAAACAGAAATAGAAAAAATTAGAAAAGGAAAATTTATTAAAGGACTATTCAAAGATTGCAAATCTGGAAATTGTTAAATTCAATTTAGCATGTATTGTTATCTTTTTACACCTTTGGACATTTACACCGATGAATTTTTAGCAATTTATCAGTCTCAAAAACAACGTTACCTAGGACATTTTCCATGTCCAAAGGTGTAAAATATATAACGGCAAGCAAACGCGTTCGAATCGTTCCATAGACAATTTAATGATAATATTAACATTAAAGTAATGTTCTTTCATGTTATTTGTCTGTATATATTACAAATGAAATCAAAAAAGTTGAAGACCAAGTTTAGAAAAACTAGAAGAAATCGCGGCTATTATGGTGGGGCAGAAACTGCAAAAACTAAGGAACAACAGGTAATCGATGCTTTGAAGCAATTTGAAGAGATATTTACAAATATAGATCCATCGTTGATAACAGAAGAACAAGCAAAAGATTATATGAAAAACGAAGAAATTTTGGGTATAGCAAACAACGACAACATATATTTTTTTTTAGTAGAAGAAATGAATAAACAAAATTTCGCTTCTAAAAAAAAAAAGAGCATGTTCGATTTATCAACCACAAACAAGCCTCCACCATATATAGAAGATTTACATACGACGCTAGGAGAATTTAAAGATTTTGATAATGGCGACAAAATTTTCCGAATAGGTAAAGCCAAATACTATTACGGAAAATTAGAAAACGGAAAAAAAACTGGATTTGGTATTATGGTACAAACCACTATCATTATTGAATACGACACCATATACAAAGCCATAGTTAAACCAGCAGTAAAACCAGAGGTTACGGTAGAAAATCCAGGTGTTTTTGATTATTATTATATTGGACATTGGGAAAACAACTTACAAAACGGAATAGGTTTCCGTCGCGTGAGTGCGTATGACCACGACAACAATTTGAGGATAAACCCCTATTTTTTTGGATTTTTCAGAAACAATTATCCAATATCTTACCCAAAACCAAAAAAGAAAAAGGCAGCAGTATTAGACGAGCAAGTACAAGCAGTAGTACCAGCATCGGACGAGATAGTACCAGTATTAGATGAGCAAGCACAAGCAGTAGAACCAGCATTGGACGAGATAGTACCAGTATTAGATGAGCAAGCACAAGCAGTAGAACCAGCATTGGACGAGATGGTACCAGAATCAACAACAGAACAAGCAGCAACAGAACAAGCAGCAGTAGTAGCGCCAGCACCATTAACAGAACAACAACAGAGAGAGCAGGACTTTCAACAATCCAGGCAGGACTTACTGATAGCCCAGCAGAAAAAAAAAGAATATACCACGAGAACAGACGAGTTTATGAAGGCTCAAGAAAATGCCCGCAGCGCTGCTAAAGAAAGATTGATTGACAGGCTAAAAACCGGTGGTTCAAAAAAGCGCAAACAAAAACAACACAAATCAAAGAAAAAATTCAGAACAAAAAAAATAATTCCATTTAGAGAACAAAACATATAGTTTGTATATAATGAATTTTATACAAACCATATCAAATAGCAAAAAAGTCCGTTTCAAAAACGAAAGTCTGGTTTATTTAATACCAAACAAAGACGATGTATATTACAATGGACTCAAAAATGTATTATGGTGGTCAAATGAAGAAACCACCGAAATAAAAAATGTTGCGTTTCGAGAATTTAATAGGACTGTTCAGTTTAATCGTAACAAAAACAGGCGTGACCTATTTAAAATCATGTGGTATGAAATAGATTTTGATAAAATCTATGAAATCATGGAGACCTATAAATTAACACATAAAATTGAATTAAAGAAACTTTGTGAATTATATATCATTAAAACGTAAAATGAAAAAAGTGCAGAAATATTTTCAAGGTGTTCAACGTCCTATTACATATTCTGTCGGGGAAAATGCAGAAGATAATGAAGATATTATTGATGCAGCAAATGCCGACGACGTTTGGTTTCATGGCCAGGGATTTTCTTCTTGCCATGTAATTGCTGATATTAATGGCCTTAAGTTAGATAAAAAACAAAAACGTCAAATTATTACACAAGGCGCTCTGCTTTGTAAACAAAACTGTAAATATTCATATATGTCGGATTTAGCAATTATTTATACTGAGGTCAAGAATATTCAAAAGACCAATATTAAGGGAACGGTTCGCACAAAGGAACGCGTAAAGGTGCGAATAGTTTAATGGGGAAGTGGATTTAAGGGGAACATTGGTTTACCTTATCGATTACCACTTCGCGCAATACATTTTTTAATATTTTATCCATATATTTCTCATCTTCCTCTTGTGTTTTTCCTCCTAATGCTACCAAGGAAAGGTGTAAATATTCCTCATTTTCTTTAGTATCAATGCGTTCACAATCGGGGTTCTCTTTTTGCCATTTTTGTAGCTGATTTAAATTCATTTGTGCTACGCGATTCACTGCCCGTTGTAGCGAAACCTTTTCTGGTCCCTCCTTTTCCCACATATCATTATTTTTTATATATACAATTTCGCGTTTAAAATCCGTACAATGAAGCGGACGTTTATGTACATCAATTTGCCTTAAGCCATGTAAAATAATCCGCGAAATTCCCTCTACGTAACCCAGTCGACCCGTTGTCTCAAAATCTTTGATTTGTAGTTGTAATGAGTTCACAAAATCGGTTATATTAAGAGCGTCTTTACAAGTTTCATTCAAAAACACATTTAAATTAAAATGATTATTTGTGGTATTATTTGAATTCAAATTATTGGTAACCGTCTGGTTTTTAGCGAGTTCAAATATCTGTTTCTGTAAATCGTGGTTTTGTTCCATTAATTTGAGAACCATGTCATTTGTAACCATGCTATTTTGCGAACTTTGTGTTTGTTCAGCCAAACATTTTTTCTTATGTCTCCATAAACCCGACTTATCTTTATATTCTTTGGAACACTGGCTGCATATATGCAAAGGCTGCCGATTTTTTAATTCCTCGATTTGGGATTTTATCAACTTTTGGTCAACTTTGTCAACGTGTTTTTTGGTGTTTTCGTGCTTTGTAAAATCCTTTTTGTTTTCTGTCCCATAGCAACATACGTCACAATAGAAACGTTGTTTTTCTATTATGCAGTGGGGATTTTTATGGGACATTTTATCCTAAAATAGCAACCGAAAAAATCCCCGAAGCGTTGGCCGAATTTCATAAAAAAATTATGCAGCGCACTTTTGGCGTATTTTTTTCGTATTTACTGCATTTCAATCACAAGTCACTTTTTCCGAAAATTTGAAATCGCCTTTTTCCGTTTTTGGACATTTTAAAAATGTCCAATTCTGAAAAGTTGGCCTATTTCTTTTTGGGGACTTGTTACGGTATTTTTCACTAATATTTTAATTGTTAATATGTGATGATACATGAAGTATATTTATAAAATAATAAAAATTTTATAAATAATGCAGCGGTCAGTCTACGATGGAGGAAGAGGCGCTAAACACAATTTAATTTCTCCTAGCGAAGCTACATCGTACTTTACAATAAGCGGCAAATCATTACCCAGATACATCTCCAAATGGCTACATAAGGGTGTGCATTTAATAAAATGGCTAAGCGATTTTAGAGAAAATTCGCCCTGAATAATGACGGAAGCATCCGGCTTCTGAATAAATTCCATATTACCATCCGATTCCGAACGGAAAATTCGAGAACTTGCAAAATTGCCCTCGCATGAAAACAGCAAATCGCTACCTACGGATTTAATTTCGACACGGTCACTAACCCCATTCAAATCACGAATAATCTTTTGGAAATCGGATGTAGGTAAATTAATAACCGTTGAATATTCCACATCGGGCACAATAAGCTCCTCTGTATCTGGCTCAATTAAACGCAACTTTTGGCTATAACATTGTTTAATGTCTCCATTATCATACTGTAAACCAAGATGTGATACAATTCCCTCGTGATAATCTGACTGTTCAATATACATAGAAAGAGTATCGTCATTGGACATAGTCGAAATAACCTTAAATAAATGAAGTGTATTTGCACAAACAATAATTTTCTCAGGAGTACAGCTAAACTGCTCAAATTTATGAGAATACAAAATTACATTAACTAATATAGTATGTGTCTTATCAAAATTAATTATCTTGAAACCATTTTTCGTAAACGTAATTGTCGCATCCGTTAAAATATCCTTAATTGCAGTAATCATATTACGAATAGGTTGAATTTGAACAGTTTTTATAGTTAGAACATTATTCTCTTCGTTCATATTCCAATATTAAAATATCATGTGCATATTTTTATATCGTCTTTGTGATTATATATTTTATCGAAAAAAATTGATTGCATTTAAATTGACCATGCCTTTGATAACTTAAAAATGGATCAAGAAAAAGATAGAGAACTCGCACTGAATGAATTTACTAGGGACATATATCAACATTTGAAATTTAACCCGTCTTATTCGTTTCGGACAGTAACTATTGATGGTGTGTTATGTTACCCCGTAATTCATAAACATAGGAAAATTGTTAATTTCGAATGCGTAAATATATTTTGCTACGTTAAAAATAAGTGGGGTGATAAAACTAAGGAAAAATATTCTGTTTATTATAAAAAATATTCTTCGATTAAAGAAGCTATTTTGACAGTTGAACTTGTAAACAAAAGTTTTCGTATTTATAATGGTGACTTAATGAGCCCACATGATTATAAAATGGCAAAAGCAGAGGAGCGTTTTATACCTTACAATCAATCTCAGGTTTGCTGTGTTTGTTATGAAAACACATTAGACACTACGGTTTGTGACCACTATTTATGTTTAAAATGCCGCGAAGTATGCCTCAAAAAGTGCGTGAAGGATTGTCCAATGTGTCGCAATCCTGGGATAGTATCAATTTATAATATTGATAACGGACTTATTAATAATAATGTATACACAATTTTGCGAGAAGCTCTTGAATTTGAACAAAAACAAGACGCGCCAAATAATGATTTTATATATTTATCTCCTCCCAGAAACGGTGTATATGCATTCATTGATAGAATTGGAAATAGAATGGTTCGAACTCCTAGCAGCGATAGTACAGAACCTGAACAAAGAGAACCTTCTTATGGTGAACTATCTGAAGTAAGCACAATAGACGAAAACAATTTAGAAGAAGATTTGGATGACTTTATTTCATTTGATTTGAGTGTATTGTTTGAAGTAGCATCACAAACAGATACGCTAACGATTTAGTAAACTATAATGTATTTAGCCAATATATATGAAATTTAAATATATATTAACTATAATTTTTTTATGTTTTATTGTTGGTGTGTTATCACTATTGGCAGCATCAAATAAAGAGTATATGTTGGTTATGGATAACGACCCAGGAGAACAACCAATATTAAATCCAACCCACATAGATTATTTAGGATTAAAATTTCATGCTGAAGAAGCTCATAAAGAAAAAGGATTGGACCATAGTGATATAAGTCCAAGTCTTCCTGTTGCTAAATTTGCACATAAATATTGTGATGATGTTTCAAATCGTGCTATGCCGTTTTCAAATAAAAAACGCGATTTTTGTTTTATTGGTAATATAGACTCTTATAAACCCAGAAGATTATGGGTTTGTGAATTTGCAAAATCACACTTTACTTCGAATTCCGTATTTGTTCATACAAGCAGTGACGAAAATTGGGAATCCTTAGGAGATTTTGACAAATCACATGAAAAACTGGGGTTTGTTGCATATTTAGTTCAAACACGCGAAGCTCAATACAGAGAAATACACGAAAACGAGTTTTATTTTAAAACAATGTGCGAAAGCAAATTTATATTATGCCCTGCTGGCGACGCACCTTGGTCATTCCGCTTTTATGAAACTATTATGTGTAAGAGCATTCCTATTGTAGAGACAGTTCATCATACATATCGAACACAAGAAGAGAAGGACTTTGATTATATCTATTTGTTAGCTAATGACTATGATAAAATTAATGAAGTAATGAACAACGAGTCCTTATATAATGAAATGGTTGATAAAAATACAGAATTATTTAGAAAACATCACATGTTGTCATAATTTTATTTTATAAATCTATTATATTATGCCAAGGAAGAATCAAAACAAAACTCAAAAAAGGAGAACCAAAAAAGCTATTAAAAAGGGTGGCTGGAAAATGTCTAGCCGTAGCCGTCGTAGGTCACTTAAGTCCGGTACAAAATAACATTGTAATTTATTGATAAAATTACAATGTTTATGCGTCTAATAATTTTACTGTAAATCCTGTCGCTGTTTTTATTAAATTTCCTACTAAAATAGGTTCCGCACCCGTTTGTTGAGATTGTAAATAACTATCAAGGTCAAATAGCTCATTCGTGTTTCTATTTAGTGCGTATTTTTTCTCACGATACGTTATTTCTTCCGCTTCCCATTCCACTTCCTTTTTGTTTAATTTCGGCTCCTTTTTTCCTCGGTCGTTCTCAAATGATGGTACGGACCCAAATTGATTCGATTCGACAACGCCATAGTTATAACAAACTAGGGGTTCGTCTTTATTTTTAGATGCATAAAGAGAACAATCCATAGCGCTTTGTTTTACAGATTTTAATATTTGGCGATTTACCTTATCTTTCATCGAAGCGATTTCTAACATAGATTCGTCTGTCGTTACTGGTGTTTGATTATCTAAACGACTAGTATCGCGATTTGTTAATTCAATATTATCTTCGCTCGTTTTTTGTTCTTGCGTGAGAACCGCCAAATATAAGAAAACCTTTACTGTTCTCAGCTCCTCTGGTAAATCCTGATGACTACAAATACGACGAGCACGACCAATGACCTGTTCTATACGAACCATATGCCAATACGGTTCAATAATATGTACGAAACGGGTATTTCTCAAATTAATACCTTCCGCACCGGATGACGTAATCATAAATATTTTTATTACTTCGCCCATATTATTGTTTTCGTTGCGTTCTCGTAGTTTTGCTGCAATATTTGGCGGAACAAAGTCCCATGTGCTATTATATATGTTACGTACTATTTCCTTTTCTTCTGGTCCCTCCGTGCCAGTATACAACACAAACCTAGGTTTTACTGTATCAGACTCCTTTTCGTCAATGGCCCAACCATCTCCGGTTTTTTTTATTTTAAATTCTGCGAAACCATTTGCCTCTAGTATTAATTTTAAAAGTCCAATTCCTTCAATTGTTCGGAATTGGCTATAAATTAAATGCAAACCCACGTTCTCTTCTGATTGTAGATTTTCGAGAACCTTTACAAATTTTGGACTATAAACACCCAATTCGGATTTTATCAAATACTCTTTTTCTCGCGGCGCCTCTGCATTATAACGTAGTGTATCAAGTGCTAACTTGATTTGTTTTTGATACTCTACTGCGCCGCTTTCTTGTGCTTTCTTTTCTTCTACGTCTTGTTCTTCCAAATATTCATCTTCTTGTTGTTGTAATTCGGGAGGAGTTGCATTAATAGTATTTTCGTCTACTTCGTCTTGTTTTCCGGTCGGCATAGGACGCTGCATTCCGGGAGGAAATACAAAATTACATGCCGACCTAGAAAAAATACGATAGGTGGATGATATTTTAAATAACTCTTCATTATCTGGACCAGCCTTTTTCTTGTTTTTACGATTACGTTTTTCTTGTTCTGCCTCTGATTTACGAATACGCTGGTATTCCGAGAACTGATGCCCCGACATTTCCGCTTTTACTACGTGGAATATATCGTTTTCAATAGTTTTCTCAAGAGTAGGTAATAATTTCTCTTGTGCACTACGGAAATAAGACGTAAGACCTAATATGCGACGCTGGAATAAGTCCATATTCTTAACTTCGACAGATTCACTATTTACAAATATATCCAAAAACGCCTGAGAATCATCAGGCAACGCTTTATTTTTGTGAATTTCAATAGAACCCTTGGTCACTTCAAGTCCGTTTTTGGATAGTATATAAGAAACTCTATCTTGGAAATCATGATCCGACAAATTACCACTATCGTCGAGTTTTACGCCATTATATTTTTCAAATTCTCCTGTGCCGCCAATTTGAGCATCAGAACAAGCCCTTCGTTTTTTTGTGGTCCTTTTTCCTTTAAAAAAATCTAAGAGACCCCCACCTCCTTTATTTACTCGCGCTGTTCCTTTTAAAACTCCCCGTTTTTTTGTATTAATAAAACCAAACGGATTCCGAGTAATTGTCAATTTGTTACCGCTATATTCAACATAATCAAAACTACGAAAGTTCTCTTTATCGAACGCTGCTAATATAGATGCAGTGTTTACCTGATTTGTGGTTTTTACATTAACTGTCATTGTCCAAGTTTTAATAAATCCACGAAGCATATTAAACAAAATACCAATTTCATTTGGGTAATTAATGATTGGCGTTCCCGTCATAAAAACGACACGCGCATTGGTAGCATCCATTAAATAATGATACAATTTATGTGATATAGACGTGGGTTTTTTTATTTTATTCACAATACGACTAACGAAATTGTGCGCCTCATCAATTAAAACCACAGCATTATCAAAAGGGTTTTTTGTACCACTTGCTGTCAAATTATTAAATACTTTTTGTGTAAGACCATTATAGTTGATATCGACGTATTTGGCGCGAATCATCATATTTAGTTGGTCGTCAATTTGATTCTGCTCCTCTGCTGTTTTTTCCGTAAAATTAGGCTCTTTCTCAATATTTACTAACCATGCTCCACCACCAGACCTGATATATTCAATGGGTAATGAAAGTGCCTTTGATAATATACTCACGTATTCTGGTCTGCCATCAATAGTAATAAACTCCCAGAATTGGTTCTTACGATATAGTTGGTCACCATAACGTTTAAGCTCGCTGAAAAAATTCATTTTTAGAGACGCCGGCGTTAAAACAAAAATTTTTTTCTCTGACTTCATACCCTCTGCAATTGATATAGATGAAATAGTGTTATGAGTAACAGTAAAATCGCCTATTAAATAACGATTATTTCCATCTAATGTGAAACCATAATAATCGTCTTCTCCAACATATTCGGCTTGAATTCCAGTAACAAGAACATCTTTTATTTGATTCCTTAGCGACGCGCGCTTTCTGGGTATTAACGTAGGGATTTCTTCAAGACCGTTTCCGCTAATTGTTATTCGATGTGCTGTGCCTTTTTTCTTTTCTCCTTTATATGCCCAAGTCGTTTTTTTAACTGATTTATAACATGAGAACCCCAAACTTCTGGCCAAATAAACAACGTCGTCCATCAATATCTCATTTTTCTGAGTAAATTCAAAACAACCGTTACTATAATGTCCGTCGCTATCCAAGAGTCCTGCTAATAACCGCAAACGGTTCTCACGCGAATTACATTTATAAATCATCGGAATATGTTTATTATTTATCATATTGTTTTCTTTCAATGTATTCAAAAACACATTATTATTATAACGCCCATCTCCGCTAATTCCATAATCGTATTGACAGTAGTAATTTAATGTCAAACCATATTTTGGGAGTTGTTTTGAAAAATAATATAACACAGTAGAATCTTGACTAGTTATTCTTGAGCCATTTGATGCGCCGTCTCCTAGCCAGTAGCCAATCATATAAGGGTCAATCGGTAATTCTTTTTCGGGGAAATCTATGGCTGTGCGATAACCTTTCAAAAATCCCTTCTTTTTATCAGACAATTCTAAATAATCTTTCACAGCAATTTCATAAACATTGTCTGTGTCTTTTACGTTCTCGAAAAATGCTTCAGCTTCTTTGCGTGTTTCTTCGATATTGTTTAAATCATAAGAAAATGTACGTGATTGAAATTCATTGTGCTCAATCCATTGAATATTAAAACTATGATTGCCCTTATGTTTATTAAACGATATCTTAGGAAATCCCGATGCGCGCAGACATAAAATATGTTCTTGATTTACAGTATATTTTTCTCCTTTGACCGGGATAATATCATACATTTTGTCACGACCTTGAGCTAACGAAAGAACAGTTCTTGGTTTTGAATCATCTCCCATTAAAAAATCTCCGACTCGAATATCTTCTACTAATTTAGTCGAACCATCTGACATCATTATTGATGTGCCTTTTGCGTGACATTTGCCGGATCCCAATCCGTGGTACAATAATAATCCTCGATAAGGAGTGTAAAGATTCAAGTAATCACGGACGATTTTTTGATGGGTCAATAGGTCCAATTCTGCACCAGCGCTACGGCTTTCACAGGAAAGCGATTGTTCGTCAGACATAATATCTTTACGATATGGCCTAAAAAGTTCATTTAATTTTGATACCGAAATCTCTCGATTATTCATATAGTACGCAGAAGCTTTTACAATAACTTTATCACTAGGTAAAGGAAGTCGTTCGCTAACTAATTGGTCGCGGATTTTTGCAGTGGTCAAATCAATATTTAAGAGTTCTTGTTCGGGCCCAGCAACAACCTTTAATTTACGTGGCTTTCGTATTTTTTTGGGTAATTCTTCTACTTTTATTTCACTGGGCACAGGCTCTTTATCTAAATTTTCAGCCTGACCTAGGAGTTCATCTACGTGTTTTATTTCCTTTTCAATTTCGTCTACGTCTACAGTTTCTTCGGTTCCACTAACTTCTACATCAACTTGTTTGACAGGCATAGGACCAGGTTGCTCCTGTACAATGTCAGTTAAAACAACCGTTTTATCAATTTTGACAATACCAACAGGAATAACGGCTTTTCTTACAGGCACAATATCAGTCTTACCTACAACGGCACCCAAATTATTTTGCCGCAATCGATTATATATTAATGCTCTATCAACATTAGATATTTTACGTTTATCTTTAATGATTTGTTTTTGAGGAGCTTCATCCGATACTTCTTGTAAAAACGCCGACGGCTCTTCTCCTTCTTCAACTACGGGAACCTTTTCGTGGATACGATATCTTAGCTGTAAAGGACCTTTTGCCTCCGGTTTTAATACTAATTTTTCAGTTGGATTAAAAGGTTGGTTCATTTATATTATACTGCGAATATATTATAACGATTTTTACTAACTATTTTACTGCTAAATATTATGAATTATAATAAAATTGCATTGAACTATAGTCTTGAATATTCTTAAGTATGCCTTCGTTGTGTTTTTTTTGAAATAATGGATAAAAGATAGTGTTAACGGGTAATTCAAAAAAATAGCTACATTTCCTTATAAAATGAATGTAAAATGTATCTTCACAATGTTCATCTTCTTTTACTACATGTACATCATTTAAATGTTTAAAAAGAGGTGCGTCTTCTTGATGAAATAATTTGTATTGTATTATTTCGCGAGGTTTACAATTATTAAAACATCCAGCATGTAATAAATCGCAATTAAACAAAATACATGACCCCGCAGGACCGCTAATATTTACGATTTGACTCGATACAAATGGATATGTATAATTACTTCCTGGGCATACTGATAGTAAACAACCTCCATGTTTATATATAACCAATGTATAAACTTGGTGTTTACTGTTATATATATTTTGACTTGATGTTACATCACGATGAAAAGTTGAAATAGTCGCGTTTTTGATAGCATAAGAATAATTTGCAAACTGATAGCCCTGGGGTAATTTTTTAAGTATGTCTATTTTAAAATTGTCGTCTAGTTCTGTTTTTATAAAGTCGTCATAAGAGAGAAGGACAAATCCGTCGTTTTCTATGGTTCTATGTTTTAGTGCATGTTCCCAAGATTCATAATGTTCATTAGAATAATATATGATATAAATAGTAATTATTGCAAAAAAACCGCAAAAAAAACACAAATATCCTTGAACCCTTTTCATTTTGTATTATCGTGTCATATAATGTTCTAAAATTATTTTATTTGTTACTGTTTGTGCAGTTGTATTTACAGTTTTATAATATTGTTTTTAATAAATTTATGCGAAAGAACCTAAATATTGAATCGCATCCTCGCAAGCGATTTGCTCTGCCTTCTTCTTGATTTTGTGTGTACCTTCTCCTAAGAACAGTAGGATCTTCTTATGTAAGGACATGTATTGGTGTATTTCTTGGTAACATGTGAAACGCTTTCGACCAATGGATTTGCCTGCGCTCGTTTCGTGAATGGCCTGTCCTAGACACAAATAAACGCCCATGTGATAACCGGTTTCGCCATTATATTCCTCGACTTCCAAATAATCTGGTGTTACCTTGAATTCCTTCTGAATCTTTACCTGTAAAATATTCTTATAATTATCGTCGTTCTTAATCAAACTAATCCAATCCACGTGCTTTTCGAAAACAGCCTCTACAAACCGCTGTACCATTTGAAATCCAGGACCCGTAACAAATATATTATCAAACCATCCATGCTCATCTTTAACCTGGATTTTATTAAAATCCAGGAACATGGCGCCAATAAACGCTTCAAATAAACAACCGAGTTTTTTTAGATTGGTTCTCGTCTGCTTCGATTCTGCGTATTTTGAAAGAATAAAATATTTATGTAGTCCCATGTCGTATGCCATTTTACCGATTGATTCATTCTTAACGAGGGCAATCTTCTTTTCCGTCATGAACCCCTCATTTTCTTTAGGGAAACGTCTATATAAATAATATTTGGTAATACATTCTAGAACCCCATCTCCAACGAATTCTAGACGCTCATTTGATTTACTATAAAGCGGTAGACAATCGTCGGGTTTAGGACATATAGAAATATTGTTTTGCGCGTTCTCTAGAGTCGGTCTCCGGATATAAGATCTATGAATAAACGCGCGTTTATAAAGTTCCCAATTATGAATGGGCGCATCGACCCCGTAACTCCTTAAAATGGCTTCGATTTCATTATCAATAATTAATATATTTAGGGGATTGTATGGGTCAAATACGTACGTTTCATTTCCGTCTGCCCCCTTTTCAATACGAATATCGTCGTCTAAGTTCATGGTGTGTTTATTGGATTAATAATTGTTTATAGAATCAATTTTTTACTCTTGGATAAAAAAATATTTAGCTAATGTATAGTTGAAGATGACAACAAGCCAATGGAGCCGTTCAAACAGAGCCCGAATGGGCTCGACTGCTATTACTGACCAAGCTCAAGGAGGAGGCTCTAAGAAGGCCGGATTTCCCTACATGATTGGTCGCACCAGCTGGTCTAGTATTGCTATTCCTGACATTTCTCTCAAGCGTGCTATGACCACAAAACTCCCTCTTGCACGTCCTAGTCGTGGCGTTGGAAATCGCCCTGGTATTGGCGTATATTTCACTCAGGGATTACCCGGTAAGTCATAAATAATATTTAAATAACAATATAATAACTTTTGTATTGTTATTTTACGAATGCGCGTAATTTTAGACGACAGGGAACGGGATTTATATTTAGCATGTGAAAACATTGTTGGGTCAAACCAAACTTACGTAAAATTATTCAAAGAAACGTTGCCTTTAGGAGACGTTTATGTAAAAACCGACGAAGAAAAAGACGTATTGATTATTGAACGTAAAACAATTTCAGATCTACTAGCTAGTATTAAAGATGGTCGTTATGGAGAACAATCGTATCGACTAATACATTCATCTGGATTTCCTCTACATTCTATTATATATATTATTGAAGGGTCTATTAGCCAATTGCGCACTCCTATGGAGCGCAAAATAGTTTATAGTGCATTAGCATCTTTAAATTATTTTAAAGGTTTTAGCGTCGTGCGCACAAGCTCTATTGCTGAAACAGCTGAATATATAGTTTGGATGTGTGATAAAATAGAGCGCAATTTTTTGAAAGGCGAAATTCCTTATTATTTACAAGCACCTAGAGAACCTACAGTTACAAACGAGACGGAACATCAAAATATATTACGCACGACTGAATCCAATCCCGCAAATTATTGTACAGTTGTTAAAAAGGTTAAGAAAGAAAACGTAAGCCCCGAGAACATTGGCGAAATAGTATTATGTCAAATACCGGGCATAAGTTCAACAAGCGCTATTGCTATTATGCAAAAATTTGGTACATTTCCGCAACTATTAAAGGCGCTACAAGAAAATCCAAATTGTTTGGACGATATTGGTTATGATTCAAAGGGCAAATTTCGTAAAATTAATAAACCGTGTATCGAAAACATTAAGAAATACTTTTTATGAGTTTTCTAATTTATCCTCTGGTTTACCAAATGCAGAAGGAATTGCGTCAATATAAATTCCTTTGGGTTGGAATAGCAACGGTTTTGTAATATTATTATCATTATATTTGCCTGATTTTAAAATGTCCTGTGTATATTTAACTCCGCCCCAATTAGGGTCCATAGGATTATCACTTAATCCAGTCGGTTGACTTGAAACAAATTCTTTGGCTACATATTCATAATGATTAATATCCTCATTTAAAGGATCAAAAGGACCATAGGAACTATCGGGGTACGCTACAGTTGATTTTATAAAATCTGTATTACCAGCATCGTCAGAATAAACATTGTTTTCTCTATTGCCGGTGGATTCTAGCGTAACAGGATTTTGATTTAATATATAATCATCTAAATTTTGTTGTTCTGGTTCAGAATCGTTTGCATCATCCGTTCCTTGCGTGTTTTCGTCAGTAGATGTATCGTCAACGGAGTTAGTATCTTTATCTTGTCCGGTTGGTACATTCGCGTTGCTTGGAGCATCATCTTTCTTGCTTTCTGGTTGTGGGGCACCTGTAACGCTATTATTTGCCGAATATTGATTCGGGCTATCGGTTAAGCCTTCTGAGAACGATTCGCTGTATTTATTTACCCAAAAAATTACATATATTCCTGAGAATAACACAAAAACTAAAAAAATTTGGAATAATAGTCTAAATTCGTTCATAATCTAATATATATATTTCGCGAAAAGATTATTGACAATTTAAAAAATATATTTAGTATATATAATGATTGATTTACTCTTAATTCATGCAAATTGGTGTGGTCATTGCCAACATCTTATGCCTGAATGGAAAAAAATGAAAGAATCGTTAAAAAGCAACAAAAATATAAGCGTACATGAAATAGAAAACGACGATTCCGATAAAGAACACAGGCTGGGCGAACTAAGTAAAAAAGCCGGAGGTAATAAAATATCAGTACGTGGATTTCCAATGATCGTTCGGTTTGAAAACGGAGAAATGACTGAATTTAAAGGTAAGCGTACAGCGCAAGAATTAGCTAAATGGGCAACAAAACATAAATTATCCGGTGGGCGCCGTAAAACGAAACGTACCAAAAAGAACCGTGCAAAAACATGTAAAAAATGTTCCTTTAAACTCTGGTAAAAATTGATATTTGGATGATTATATTATGAATCTATAACCATCTAAAAATAAATCAACATTATTACTAAATGAATGCAGAAAGCAAAAAGATTGGACCTATAGTAAAAAAACAGGTGCGTCTGTTTTCGTTTCAAACTTATGACGACGCACCATCTAAGTCGAACGAAAATAGCTCCGATGAAGAAAAGGCAAATCGGTATAAGGATAAACAACAATTTGTCATACAGATGTTCGGTCTGAATGAAAAAGGAGAAACCTTCTGTATCTATATACGTGATTTTAAACCATTCTTTTACGTAAGCGCTGGTGACGATTGGACTCCTTATAATATGCGATGTTTGGAGGAGCATATTAAAAAGCTCCTACCTAAAAACATGCAGGACTCCATTCTCTCGACTGAACTTGTCGACTATAATAAATTATACGGATTTACAGCAGGTAAGAAAAGCAAGTTCGTAAAATTTACTTTCAAAAACAGTATTATTATGAGAAAGGTCCGGGGGCTATGGATAGAGTATATTGATGACAAAGACCGTCCTGGCAAAAACACATCACGTATGAAGCCGTTTATTTTCCAAGGTCTTAAATTGGAGCTTTATGAAAGTAATATTCCACCACTTCTACGATATTTTCATATTTATAACATCAGTCCTTCTGGATGGGTCGAAATCCCCGTGAACCGTGTCGAGCGTGTCGAAAACAAAACTACTACGTGTAAATACGAATTTATATGCTCATCGAGTCAAATAAAACCACTACCAGATAAGGAAACACGTGTTCCTTATAAAATTTGTAGTTTTGATATTGAGGCTAACAGTAGTCATGGCGATTTTCCGATGCCTATCAAAACGTATAAGCGTTTGGCAATGAACATGGTAGACGTTTATTTGAGACAACGAAGCGCACTATG